CCTTTCATCGGTAGAAAGAAGCACGCTGCAATCTTATTGAGTTGCATGATTTCACCGCTAAAAGCCAAGATGTCAATGTACTGACCTGCCGTAATTTCGTATAATTCATGGCAGAACTTGTACCTATTTTCACCTACCTGCAAATAGTCTACAGGTTTGGTCTGTGGGATGTTATTGAAGAAATCCAACTTCTCAGCGTAGTCATGCATAAGATCACGATACTTGTAGGTATCATAGTGTTCCTCACTTTTCCCCTCCACGATAGCAAGCATTTTCTGCTGCTTCTCAATGATGTTCAGATTTGCGTTTGTTTCGATATCGTACAGGCTGATGAACTGCCCGACTGTCAATTTATCCCACATAGTTTTAAATATATTTTTTTGGTTTGATGTATCTATCTGAAGGAGTACTTCCCTAGGTGACTATTCGAGATCTTATTCACCACCGAATAGCGGAGTGCATCTAGTGCGTGGTTGAAATTATCTACAGGCTTATTCGTCATCTGCCCATTCTTATCCTCTATGTACTTGTAGTTCCTCAGTTCCTTAATCAGGTTGTAACTTCCTTCGGTTGCATACAGGTTGTATCTCCGAATGATGTCTATACCTAGATTGATTGCACCCTTCACAACAGGCTTCACATTCCATCCCATCCGGTAAATCTCCTCAATGCTTTTCGGCTCTGCTGAATCGGCAAATATTTCATTTGACTTGTCTAGCCCCAGGCTCTGCATCTCTTTTGCTATGTCCTGATTTGTCATCCCTGTCCTGTAGATCAGTTCATCCACATACATAGAATCCTCTAGAATATAAGTCCGAACCAATGCTGTAGGATCATTGCTAAATCCAAAGTCCAAACCATAGGCTACTAGTTTAGCCTCCTTTGGTATCTGCTTGGTAGTACTGAAGGTATATACTAGGGATCGGCTCTGCCCTCTTTCTCCTAACCCGTAGACCCGCCAATAGTTTTCATCTATCTCCTTGAGCCTTTCGATCTCCTGCTTCACCACGTCCCCTAAAAATGGGTTATCCTTGTAGGTAGTCTGGTGAAATTCTACATCCTTCCGGGTAAGTACCTGGTCATATATCCAGTGGAATTCTTCAGAAGGGTTGTAGTCTAGAATAGCCTGCTCTGTAGTTCTAAAAATTAGTTGCTGCCAATCCTCAAAGATTAGTTCGTTTGCTTCATTAATAAAAAGCAAGTCCCTTTTTCTACCCCTGATTTTTTGAGGCATATCAAGGGAAATAAATTCAATGGTATTTGTATTGATTGTGTATTCATTTGCCGTTTTGCTGTGAGCATCCTCATAGTAAATTTCATGATCTTTAAGGATGGTAAAAAAGTCACGCATCACAGTACCCCTCAAAGCCGGGAAAGTCTTCCTGCAGATGGTTATAATCTTTCCCCTGTTCCTTTCGCAGTAAGAAAAAATAATCCAAAGAAGGATATTGTAAGTCTTCCCGGATCTGGTGCCACCTTGCTCTACTACTATCTTTGATTTGCTAGCCTCAAGGTGCCTGAATACTTTGTTTGTTTTAATGCTCGTGATTGTCATCTAAGATAGTGACTTCAAAAACTTTCTTTCCATCTGCCCCGGTGATCTCCTGCCTCTCGACATATCCCCTAGATTTGCCCTGTGTTTTTAGAAAGAAGATGATAGCAGTAGTATCACCGCTATCAATCTTCTGATCTAGTTTACTTTCAACAAAATCAAGCCTGGTATTTCTGCCTTCGATTACAGCCTGTTCTAAGCCCTCCTGCTCAATCCATTTGTAAAGGGTAACTCTATCTACCTGCAATGATCTTGCGGCCGTAGAAAGGTTCCCAAATGACTTAATAATGGCTTTCTCTATTACAGATCTTTCCGGCTTTTTCATAGTGTTGATTTTTGTTATTTACTCTAACCCTTTAAACGCTTTCAAAGGATAAAATACTAGGCTGTTTCTGTACCCTCCTTCATGGGTTGGAACTATAGGTGTTACCCCGTGAACATTTCTCCAAGCCGGGTAGACAAGCATGGAATTATCGCTTGAATCCATTGTGGCAGCATAATCAGGTACTGTAGTATTGCCTCCTGTGGCGTTCTTTTTCTTTGCTATGATAACATTCACACAGCCTTCAAGATTCCCGGCATCCCTATGGAAAGGAGCAGGGATATTAAAGTTTGAAATTGAACTTGTAAACAAATCACAGAACCTCCATTTTTTAGGGATGTTATTTTCAATAATGCTTTTCTGCCTTTCATATATCTCTGGTGCAATTTGCTTAATAATTTGCTCACTCTCTTTGCAGAGCATGATCATTGCTTTGATAAATGTCTGAGCAGTTTTGACATTATGTACGCTAGAGATCGTAGCGTATGGTCTTCTCATGTGTGGCTTTGGAGGTACGCTTCCAATGATGGTAGAATATTGAAGTACTTCTTTATCCTTATTTCCTTCTGCGAATCCACTAGACCTTTTCATCATGGACTTTGGTACATTATTAGAACGCAGTTCATAGTCTGCTAACTCTGCTAATTTACCAGCCTTTTCTGAATACTTTGAAATGTCTTTCAGGTAGAACCCTACTATTTCATCTCCATCATAGAATAGACTGTCTTCAGTTACATTTGGCTCGATATGGCCACATACCTCACCTATCTGAACATTGTGAGGGACTTTGATAAGATTAATTTTTTTCATAGCAAAATACGTTTGTGCAAGCAGGGAACCAGGATTTTTGCCATTGGACTTCCCTTTTATCATCATGGCAAATTCTATGCTTTTCGTAATTTATATTGTAATTTTTTTCTTGCTTCTCGATTAGAGACCATAATCTTGATAGGCTAGGATCTACGTCAAAACTCCATTCATAAACCAATTTTTTGAATGTCTTATTTGTATTTTCAAGGATCGGCATTTCGGCACCCTCTATATCCATCTTGCAGCAATTAAAAGAATCTGCCTCTGAATCGAAGTTAGCGCATTTCACCTTGATTCCCTTATTATTCCATTTCTTAACAAGTGAATTTCTCCATACTTGATTATTGTTACCTATGAATAAAATGGCTTCTTTCCTGTCATCATGAACTAAGGCTACATTCTTGATCTCCGCCCTGAATCCGTTTAGCATCAGATTCTTTTCTATCATGTCGCAGTTATAAGGATCAGGTTCATAGACTGTGACATTTGCACCTTTTGAACAGGCTAGCAAAGCAAAAGCCCCTACATTACCTCCACAATCCATCCAATCTTCCCCCGGCTCTATAGTCATTCCTTTTTTTAGATAGGTTTTATTTCCGATCACTTCCTCAAAAGTTTTCAAATCAGAAAATCCCTCCCGGTAAAAGAAATGAATTCCATTTATTGCACTTCTTTTAAGTATCATAATTTTTGCTTTTCCGCTTTCAGGTGTTCTACAATCATTGCACCTACATAGGCACCCTGTTCCCTCCAGAACTTAACCAATTCAAAAGCCTCCTCATAATGTTCTAGATCAAATTCTATTTGGATTGCTTTCTTTACTCCATTGGTCATATCATCAAGTTGATCACTTACGTCTTCATCATCTAGAATTGAATAGTCTGGAGTCTCTCCCCAATTAGGAATACTAAGCCCCCATTCTTCAAGCAATTCAGGTTCCCATTCGTTCGCTAGCATATCCCAATCCCATTCACCGAAGCCTACATTATCCTTAATGATAAACTGCTTTTGCTCATCTTCGGTAAGGTTATCTGCTAGGATAATTGGAATCTCTTTAAGACCGGCTTCTTTACAGGCTTTTAGCCTCATATTACCGCCTAACACAATCATATCTGAATTAACTACTATCGGCCTGATATCAAGCATTTTAGGAAATTCTTGAATAGACCGAACTAATTTTGCAAACTTGTCATCTTTAATTACCCTAGGGTTATTAGGATTCATTTTTACCTCAGAGATTTTTACCTTTTCAGTTTTCATTTTTTCACTTGTTTGATTCTTCAATAGCCTCTACTGCTTCTACTTCTTTTTCTTCTAGTTTGTTGGGAATCCCTGCATCATCTAGTAACTTCTTAAACAAGTACGCTAGTTGAAATATCCCTTCCTCTTCATCTAGTGTGATGCTTACTACTTTTTTAGGGCTGTTAAAATTTAATTGAAAATTTGACATGATTATTTTTTTTTGGTTTGAAATTGATTCATTTTTTGTTCGTGCTTAGATTCTAAAAATTCCCTATGGGTTTTTGTGTCCCCCATGGTATCGTGACATTTTCTACACAAAGCCATTAAGTTCTCTATCCTATCCGCTGTTTTGCTTCCTCCCATACCTCTAGCCTTTATGTGGTGTATGTCTACTGCTTGAGATCCGCATGACTCACATGGAATAAAATCGGCAATGGTATAGCCGAAATATTCCATGTAAATCTTTGTGTGCTTTCTCATTAATCCATCCACTTACCATGAGTCCTGAGATGCCAAAACCTATGCTTCAGCACCTCAAGGATCAGGGATGTAAGGCTGTCCGATTCATAGAATCCTTCCTCCACTTCTAGTTTGAACTTTGCCATAGTTAGAAGGGTAGATCGTATTCCTCAGCCTGGTAAGGAGTTGCAGGCATCTTGTTAACCTGTGGCTTTGAACCTTCCTCTTTCTTGTAATCATTCAAACTGATTGCTACATCCTTGCCGTATTCGTTCGGCTTATCGTAGATGTTTACATTCAAGTTGACATACTTCTTGCCGTTGTAGGTGTATGCGTGTGCCTCGGCATCGGATAGGCATAGGGAAGCCGTGATCCAAGAATCAGATCTCTTCTTCCCGTTTCCTAGTTTGGTTTTTGGTTTGCTGTCCATGTGTTTTTTATTTGGTTTTTCTTCTTCTCTTGATCGGTTTGTTTTCTATCACCGGTGATTCTGTGGTGAATGCTACCTCTACCTCCTGCAAAGCCTGTGCTGCTTCCTCTTCTTTCTGCTTTCTGTACCAAGTAGTATTCTGATCATTCGTGTACCATCCGTACAAGTAATTAACTAACTCAGCCCTGCAACTACTGCACCAATGGGAAAAGTTGTGCTTCGGGTTAACATAGGTAGTATACAAGTGAATGAGTTCCGCGTATACTTCCTTGCTATAGTTGCGAATGAAAGCGTGCTTTTTGTAGCATTCGTACAACTCGAAATGCTTCTTGAATAGTTCGTGAAAGAGAAAGGCTTAACTAGTTTCCGCTTTGTTACCCTTGTAAATACCGCAGGAATATTTAGGATGTAGAAATAGATCAAGGTTATCCCGATTGAGCCTAATACACTAACTGCTGCTTGATACATTTTCTTATGTTTTTAATGGTTATAAAAATTGAAGTATGTGGTATGCCTGTCTGCTTTGATACCTTCCGGACTGATCCTAGTTCCACATACATTTTGAGGATCTCCTGATCGTACCAATACAGCCCCTCGACTATCTTTGAAATTGAGTCTGCTACTGCTTGGCTGTTATCGATTTCTTCCTCTTCTTTAATGAACTTGACTATGTCTTCAACCGGAACTAGGGCTGCATACATCCTGCCGAACTTCCCGTACTTTGAATTAGTTTGATTGCAGCATATACGCACTATCCAGAACTTGAAAACCTGCTTTCCTTTGGCTTCTAATTCCCTGAGTTTTTCCTGATCGTATTCTAGGACTATGACCGCTACCTCTTGCCTTAGATCTTCCCATAGATCCTTACCTATGTTCTGAAAGACATATTTAAACTCCTGATCATATAGCCATCCAATCGCTTTCATTTTAGGCTAATTACTTCGCCTGTGGGAAGTCCTGCGTAATCACATAGCCATCCGTTCCACTCAAACCTGATCTCTTTCTCACGGCCTTTAAATGAAGCCGCAAGAAGCCTGATCTGCTGCTGTACTATTTCAATACTTTGAAAACTGCCCTTTCCCTTATTCATCCACTTAGACCACTCTCCACTTGAAAGCCTGTAACGGATCTCAAGGGAATAATCTAGTCGGGATTTTGGGAGCATTCTAGGCATTCTGTTTCTTTTCTCGGATAACTACTTCTAATCCTATAGCCTCACATATCATTCTAAGATTGAAAAGGCTTATAGATTCCCATCCATTTTCTACCTGATTGATAGGTGCATGAGATATGCCTAATTTCTTACAGAGTTCTAACTGAGTGAAGCCGCTTTTCTTCCTGGCTTGTCTGATAAATCTTCCTTCTTCTACGCTCATTTGGTTTGTTATTTATTCAAATATAGTATTAAAATTAATATCCAAGGTAAAAGGATGAATTTTGTCTAAAAAGGTAGCATCTTATAGATCCCCATCTGAATGAATTCTTCCCCTTTCTTGACTATGCACTTCCTTACATTTAACTCAAAGACCATTTTATCATTGAAGCCGTACTTCTTTTGCGCTAGGTCAATCAATGGCTTGCAGGGATTATCTATGTCGGCTGCCTTGCTACTGAATCCAAAGAAGAACTCAATCCTTAGCATATCTGTAGAATCAATCTTACCGGCAGGCATCATAAAAAGCATAGTCTTTTCATACTCCCTGTAGGCTGCTGACTTTATCTTCCTACCTAAGAAAGCCCCATTTACTGAGAGAGGCTTCTCATTGATCTTGAATTGTATCATATTCTTCTTTTTTAATACAACTTTTTAAAATATCAAAGCATAAATCTTGAGGAATCTTACTTCTATCATAACTACCAGTTCTACCTTGAGTTCCAGTTCTACTACCTCTAGGTGATGGCTGATGATGGCATTCTTTATTTCCATTAAAGCAAACAGGTCTAGGTATCCATGAATTTGAATTAGTCCATATATCTGTTGGCTTTGCTCTATCATCTCCATACTGACAATACCAAATAGTATGCCTTTTGAATTGCTGCATGAATGGCATCTTTCGTAACATACCTCTAGGATTTTCAATAAAGAATACCATTTTAGGATTAACTTTTAACCAATAATTTATAAGGCTTATAAAATGTTGGTTTACTTTATCACACTTTTTAGCATATATACTTTTAGGCTCAATACTATTCGTTCTATGTGTACTACAAGCAGCAATACTATAGGTAGTGCAATCAGGCGAAGCCCATACCACATCAGGAATAAATGGTACATCATCTGATTTCATATCTTCAATATCAATAGATAGATTTATTCCATCATATTTTTTCCAATCTACTGAGAATACTTGCATTTCTAATTGTTCAGCAACTTTTCCAATAGATCTACTTCCAGCAAATAGTTCTAGTATTTTAATTTTATTGTCCATTACATTATATATTTTTTTTATTAAATTATTATTTACAAGCCTTATAGATTAGATCCATCCCTATAGTGTATAGGGCTACTATCACCATGAAAAGAAAGCCTACTTCAAATTCAAAATGCAGCAGGGTAAAGATCGAAAGCAAGGTAGACTGTATGCTGAATAGATCCTGCTTTGAAGGTGTGAAACTCTTGATTATCTTTTTCATATCAATTTGTCTAGGTTTCTATTTTCTTTTATCGATTCCAAAATGAATAGTTTCCAGATTTTATTTTTTGACTTTGCGCCTACAGTAACTTCATCTATGTACCGGGTAGTAAGTCTCAATTCCCTTCTTACATCATTCTCAATATCTTCTACCTGATACATCCAAGGCTTTAAGATTCCTTTTTCTTGAAACTTATTAAACCAATTTGCACCCCATTCTGCTAGATCCTTGCAGTAGCCGTGATCCTTTGCGTATTGGTAATTATCACGGAATATCTGCTTACCTATTTCAATCCAGTATTCTATTTCTTCATTTGTAGGTTCCCGATCTACATTATTCATTGCCTGTACTTCCTGAACTATTTGGCTCTGGTGATGTGCGTAGTATTGATTGATCCATCCGCTTACAGACTTTTCATTTACATGGTAGAAGTCACCGTACTGCCCCCTCATTCCTGCATGAAGGATGTAGTCTACCCTGCTTTCATTCATCCATCCATAACTGCTAAATAATTTATCAAGACATTCAAGTAGGTTTGTGGCATCTTCCTGATTGTAATCTTTGAATTGCTTCAGACCACAGACAAATTCCATTTTTTGAAGGTGTTTTAAAATTGTCGCTTTCATTGATTTGATTTTTTAAGTTCCTCTTCCTTTAATAATTCCTGGTACATATCCGCAAATATGTTTTTACTTTTCGGCTTTTCTTCTTTTGCCCGGTAAGTATTACCTCTTTGCTGCTTAAATCTGCTTGCATTATTCTTTACAAACAAGATAAAACTATTCTTTAAATGCTTTTCGCTTTCAAATTTTTGACCTTCATGAGTCAACTCCCACTCCTGAAATAGTTTGTTTACCTGGTCATCATTTAAATCATAGATGTGAGACATCTCTTCAAATAAATTTTTACCTCGAATACCCCTATTAGTAAAAATAGTAATAGAAGAAATATCATTTACATTACCATTTACATTTACATTACCATTTACATTTACAGGTAGGTTTGCTACATCATTTGTAGCATTGCTAGGATTTGCTAGACTTTGCTTAGCATTGCTAGATTTTGCTAGACCTCCTTTTTTACCTGCCTCTGCCCTTTGGCTTTTCTTTTCATCCCATATCTTAAGATCTCTTTTTAGTTGAGTCTTAATTGGAAGAAATGCTACCTTCAAAAGTTTATCCTCTGTGATAGGATCTTCATCATTGACGTAAGCAAAAATATGCTTGATCAATTTACCGGCATCTTCATCTGAAAGTTCATCAAAAACTTCCCTTTGATCCGTGTACAAAACAAATGATTTTTTACCCTGCATAAAATAAAAAAGCCCAACAGGTGGTAGACTGTCGGGCTTAGGTTAAAGTTAACCTATGGAATCATTCTCGCTACCACACAGGAATGATTCGATGTACAAATATAAAACTTTTTTTAATTATCCTACTAGATTACGCTTTTTTAATTCAGAAAATACAGTACCATAGCATCTACCTAATTCAATAGCAATGACCTTGATAGGCTTTCTGTCCTGCCACCCTTCAAAGATCATCTGCTTTTCTTCTTCAGTTACCCTGCGCCTTTTCATTTTTGCAGGTAGTATTTGGCTATTCGTTTATCATTGATAGTAACTATGTCTGTGACAATATCAAGCCCTTCTTCTCGAAGGTTAGAGATCCTAGCAGCAAGCCTGAAGCAGCCGAACATATTCAAGGCATCTAGTTGAGTGATTGAGTAGCCATTCAATAGCCATCCCTTAATCAAGGCAGTCTGTGAGTCTGTGGATTTCATAGCGAATAGATTAATTTTTTAGCAGCATTTAAGTGTGAAGTGAATTCCTCTTCTGTGATCTCTTCTAGGTTATCAGATTTGAGAATGTAGGTGACATACCTGATGTGTTCAACCTTGATAGATGGCCACACTTATTCAAGGTGAAGTACTTTGGAATTGATACTTCGCTCTCTACTTCCTGAGTTTGCGTGATTTTAATTTTGAAATTTTCCATAGGTGTTTTTGTGTTTAGATTAAAGTTTCATTCCTAGCATATAGCCAAGTGCAAAGATGGGAGACATCGCTACGATAAAGTATAGAATCTTGCCTGTGATTTGAAGTGCTTTTTTCATGGTTATTTTTCGTTTTGTTGTATTAAATAAATTTCTAATTCTTCAAATGAATCAAAGATGATTTCATCATCCGTATCAAAATCATGAATTATATATTCAACATTTTGACCGAATGAAGAGGCTATTGTAATTCCGTTTTCTAAAGCCAGGTAAACATAACCTGAATTAGGATTAAATCCTTCTTCCATTATTTCTTCTGCTGCGTAATGTTCAGCATAGGCTTCCCAAACTTTTGACATTCCTTTTGCTTCTAAATAGGCTAATGAGTTTTGCTTTTTCATTTTGTTATTTGGTTTAAGTTATTCGATAGAACAAATTTCTAATAAATAAATTAAAATAAAAAACATTTCAACAAAATTTTTGAATTAATTTTTTATTCCTTGCCTCATTGATCACCAAAGTCACATTTTTGACAGGCAAATCTAGATCCTCGGCAATCTCGTAGTTATTGTATCCCCAACAGGAAAGGGTTATTATTCTATTCACCTGATCCTTTGGTAGTACTTCCATCAGGTTACATCTTGTATTGCTTTTATTTACTAGCAGGATCTTATAGAGGATGTACTGCACTACTATATTCTTGACACCCATCATCTCGGCTATCTTATTCCTAGTATATCCTTGGGCGTATAGATCCCGTACTAGTGGTGTTAGGCTTTCATGTTTGCAAGTAGCCATAGTCTTTCGAATGTTTCGTTAAATGATAATTTTTCAGTTTGGTAGGTAGACTTTACCCCCTTGGGGGCTAGATCTCCAGGTCTTTTTATTTCGTTTCCTAGATATCTCATTTGATTGATAGGTTGAAGTTTTCTACTATTCTAGCACCGAATACATTATCTCCTTTTTTAATGGCTTCTTTGATAGCCATCTTATCTGCCGTTACTACATTCTTGACATTCTGAAAAGAAGCAGGCAGGGCTTCTACTACATCCACCTCCACAGCCTCGGATCTTCTTAGTGATATCTTGAATAGGGGTGATTCTATCTTCTCAATTCCGCTTACTAGCATGGCTTTCTTGAGGCTTTCTGTTAGCCATGTAACCTTCTTATCCCTGCTTTCTTTCATCGCCTTGAGTCGCTTGATTTCGGCATCTATTTGATCCGCTTCGCTTTGGTAGTTGGCTATCACCTTCGCATAGTTTATGCCTTTTGTCTGCAGTTGCTCCTGATTGATGAGTAGTTCTGCTTCTAGTTCAGGTGTGAGTTCTTCGGTTTCAAGAAGCACAGCTAGATACTGCGCTTCTTGGGTTAGTTGATATAGGTTCATAATAGTCCGTCTAAAATTTCAGTTTGATCTTTGGTTAATGTGTATTTTTTTAGTGCCTCCTTCGCTGTCTTCTGCTGCTCTGGAGTTCCGTTCAAGTACTGAACTATTCCTGCGAATTGCTGCTCTGTAGGTGCTACCTTAGCAGGTGCAGGTGCTTGTCTCAAAGGCTTCATGGCTGCCTCTGCATCATCATCTGAAATGGCTAGATTCAGCACGCTTGTGATAGCATATCTCCTTGCGTAACTGATAGCAGATCCTTGAGCCTGTGGATCGTTCTGCCGTACTACTTGCAAGGTGTAGGTAGCAGAGATAAACTCACCGCTATCCGCGTGAATTAGCATAGTGGTTAAGCCGTCTCCATTTGGAAACTGCGAAAGGACTAGCCCTGCCTTTTCTAATGGCTCTGCTATCTCTGTAATGATGTGAGGAAGGCTTGCATAGTTGGACTTAAAGAAGGGATTCTTTGCATCCTTTGAAATGCGCCCGACCATAGCGTGAAACTTTGCTAGGGATTGGGTAAGGTTTTGAATTGAATTGGATTTTTCCATTTGGTTTGTGTTTGTTTGGTTAATAGTTTCTTTCAATTTGGATTTCTAATTCCATGAGTATTGAAGCAGTAGGCTTGACCTCTACTACCTTCTCTAGATCTTCATCATAATATGACAGGCTAGTAGTGTGATCTATGCTGATCTCCATTTCGCCATAGGCAGGAGCAAATTCGCTTTCATCTTCTCCTGTATGTTCTATAGTGTAGTCTCCTTGCCATACATACTCCCTACCTTCGTAGGTGAATTCGATCTCTTGATCGTAGAAATTTTCTGTTTCGTAGTTCATTGGTTTTTTGTTTGGGTTAATAATGAAACAAAAATAAAAGGTATTTATTAAAAACAAAAATAAATCTGAAAAAATTTTACACAAAAAATGATATTTTTTTCGAGTGTAGTTTTTTATCCTTATAAATTGCAAAAAAAAACTATGGAAGAAATCGAGATCTTGAATCCTTTTGGATACGGAAAGGCTTCAAAAGTCATAGACGAAAACCGCAAGCCTGCTGAGTGGTGGGTAGACTACATTCAATTAAATGAGGTAGTAAGTGAGAATGAATTCTACATCCTATTTGCGGATGGCTTCCTGATCAAGAAGGGAAGATCAAAGTTCCGATCAAGTCAATACCTGAAAGGGGATAGGTTTAAATCCTTCAAGGAGTGTCATGAGTCGCAAATCTAAATCCTTCTTTAAAGTTGTAGGGTTTTCTCTTATCTTTGCCTTGATTGTAATAGCCATCTTTGAATACCTAATCCAATGAATGATTTTTCACACAAGGTCTCAACCTATCTCCTGGAAATCCGTGAACTCCTGATCTCTAAAAATATTAAGTACGGGAACTCAGCCCTTGAGCCTATAGGCATCTTCTCAAAACTAGATCCTAGGGAAGGTCTACTTATCCGGATAGATGACAAACTCAAGCGGATAAAAAACGGAAGTCTGGAAAAAGATGATGAAGATGTGATCAATGATCTGATAGGATACCTAGTCCTGCTGAAGATTCAAACACTTGAAGATAAGTACAAAAGGAATAGAGAGAATAGGCTGAAAAATAGGATAGCGAATGAGGACTAGTCTATATTCATTTGCATATAATCTGCCAAATGCTTAAAAAAATATATCTTTTGGCATATAAAAATGCATTAACTTTTAGTAAAAATTCATGCACTAATTCGGAAAAAATCCGAATTAATCTAAATCATTTTCCTGATCTAGATGCAGGATTTCAGTACGGATATCTTGATACCTGCCTTTGATAAGACAGGAGGTATTGTCATAGAAGGATATGATCTGAATGTCATGCATTAACTCCTGCACATATTGGATGTCACCGATCCTTACCATCCGCCTTGACCATTCATGCTGAACTTCCAAGCCCAAAGCCTTCCAGTCAATGGTTTGACCTGATAGCATTATCTCTATTTCAATCCACATTAAAACAATTTTTTAGATACAACTATTTGATGCACTCCCTGTAATGGTTGGAATTGGTATTCAAACAGGTACTTGTTATCAAGGTAAGAAACTTTTCCACTTGGCTGAAGCAATGAGTTGACACCCGCACCCAGGTAGATACCCTTCGGCTTGATGACTTTTGTCTCTGTTTTGGTTTCGGTTATCGTGTTAGTTACCACAGGTATTTTGAAATCGTTTGTAGATGTCATTTTTAGGACTTCTCCAAGGACTTCACCGCTTACCTTAGTACTTCCATAGGCGGAAGGAAAAGATGTCTGAAAAGCCCTTATTTTAGGCTTATAATCAATTAGGATTGTATCCCTTATGACTTCCGTTTTTATCCTAGTTTTTGGGATGTAAATAGTATCTACTACACGGGAGTAAATTGTATCAGTTTCTACCTTCGTTTCTGTTTTGTATACTGTCTCTATCTCAGGTCTAGGGTAGATTACAAAAGCAAGGATTACCCCTATTAAAAAGGAGATGATAGAAATCCTGATCCGTTCATCGTCTAGCAGTTCTTTCATAGTTTGCCTATGGTTCTGTTTTGATTAGCAATAGTAAATCCTAACCAAATTTCTTTTAATATTTTTTTCATTGTGTGATAAATAGGTCTTCATCATAAAACATAGCCCTGAATTGATCTCTGCATTTTTGCAAGGTTTGGTATTCCTCATCTGTGAGATCTTCGTACTTGATTTGATTGCGAAGCCATTGGTCAAAGTCATAAGTGATAGACCTTAACTTCTGCCCATTTATTGCTGCTCGGAAGTCTTCCTCTTCCTCCGGTAGGTTGAATGATAGTTCTACTTTCATAGCGGAAACTTATGGGAGTCTACTAATATTTCATAATTCTCTGAACCATCCCTTACTGATCTTCTGCCGTGCAGGGTTAATATCCTACCACCTACAGGCTTCACAGGTGCGCCCCTCTCGATATGCCATCCATGCGAACCATCCCCGTACTCTTCCTTGTAAGATCCCGTGATAGCAAGGTGAATCTGCTTCTGCTGTAATTCGTAGACTCGCTTCCCTTGGTTGTAATGGAGGCAGTCCCTTACATCATTTCTACTAGCATTCTCGTGAATGTGACCCATCACGAATACATCCATATTCTCATAGGTCTCCAAGGCTCTTGTCAAGTTGATAGCACCCTTTGTGACTATTCCACCTCCACCTGATCCGTGAAAATACTTCAGGCTTTTAGTCATGAAAGTATTGCTTTTAATCTCGTATTTTAGAACTATCCATCCGCCATATCCACCGGTAAAAACATTGCTTTGATTCTTGTAGTTGAATAGGTCTACAAATCTCTGAAGGATGTCTGTCTCCTGGTATTTGATGATCGCAGTCTCATGATTCCCGTACCCTATGACAGTCAAGATGGAGGCATAAGGTGACCACCACTCTACAGCAGTTTCAACTATGCTATCCAAGTACTTTGCATTGTTATGCTCAGGAAGGATGTCGCTTTTATTTCCTCTACGATCTCCCTTGCCCTGCATTAAACAGAAAAAATCCCCATTGATAAAAACAGGAATTTGATTTTCAATGCAGTAGTCTAGATGTCTCTTGAGCATATCCCTGTCACACTTTGGATTATCCCAATGAATATCCGAAAGAAGGGCTACTCTGTTTTCCTCTTTGCTTAGTGAAAGAGAATGCACATTGCGTGCTATTTTATTTAATTCCATTTAGGGAATATTTGGTTTCCTTTACTTTACGAACTTTTCAAACCTGCTTAAAATGGTATCAGGGCTGAAGATTAAAACTAGGCCGATCCCTATCCCGAAGGAAGCATCTGACCAAGATACACTCTTCACAAAGACACTCAAGATACTAGCCACAATTAGAATAATTCCTAGGGCTGTAGTCTTCCATGCTTTTAGGTTCTTAAATTTCATTTTACTATCCCTCTGTATTCCGCCTTTGCATCAAAACAAGGACAAGCCTTTCGTGCATCAGGGAAATCTCTGTGGCCTTGAATGATTAGTTTCTTATTATCTGACCACTCAATCACCTCATTAATGCACAACAAAATCGCTTTTTTCTGCGCATCGGTTCTGTTGTCTATAGGCTTTCCTTGCTTGGTAATTCCACCAATATAAGAAATATGAATAGTCTCTTTATTGAAACCCCTTACCCCGTTTGCTATTCCGTTAAAATCAAGAAGCCTGTGGATCGTTCCGTTGGGTTCAATTAGCAAATGATACCCAGGTGCTTTCCATCCTAGGTGATCCCTCCAATACCTTTGAATGGCTGCGACAGTTGCCGTAGGTTGAGATGCTGTGCAATGAATTGCTATATACTTAATGGCTCTTTTCATCTTCCTTGACCCCTGTACTTTTTAGGTTTATTTAATGCCTTACTATAGGCCTTCTTTGCCTTTCCGTTTCTTCTCTTTCCAAAGGTCACTTTGACCTGCGCACTACTTCCCTTCTTCATCTTTCCTGCTGTCAAAAATTGCTTTTTCGTTTTTGATTTTATACACTAGCCACACAATAGATAGAAGAGAAATGATCATAGTCAAGACCACATTCAAGAAGTCTATTCCTATGGCTTGGAAAACATTCGCAATGACTGCTACTAGTGTGGAGGGCACTCCTATTTCATCTTTCTGCAAGAGATTCATTTCATTATTCGGTAGGGATTTGGCACATATTTAGAGGCATTGGAGCAGTAACCTGTACAGAGATTGATACACCGGCTGTAAAGTCATCAAAGCGCTCTTGGAAAAATTCCAAAGTCGAATTAGGAGCAGTATTAAAGGTGTAGTCATTGTCAAGTTTTAATTTTGCAAGCACATCCAAAGCCACAAGCATCTGGTCACTTTGAATCTGTAGCCTATTGCTTTTGTCTTCCGTTAGTAGATCAGCAAAGAGAAGGACTAGGTCATAGCGTAGAGTAGTAGAATTATAGATTGCAGGCCGTACCACAGTCCAAAGTACAGGGTACTGAATCTCCCCTCCATTATCTACATAGTCATAGATATCACCCTCTCCGAAGGTTCGGATCATTGGGTGCGCTTCTTGTATTGCTTTTAACTTTTTGACTAGGTCTACTAATGTCATGCTGCTTGCTTAGAAATTCTTTTAACTTTTTTTCGTTTTTAGAATAAGCCATTTTTAGAATGGTTTTTTGTATCGATTGCCTTGGTATCTTTCGCTGTATGGTCTGTGATCTTCATAGTCCCCACGGCCTAGATTGATAGCCACCTTGTACTGATTGCTCACAGGTTGGATGGTAGTCACATCAGATCCTGGATTCAAGTACTCAGGATACAGGGTAGAGTTAGCACATAGGTAATTGATAGCCCTTTCTGCGTACCATTCTGCATATCCTTTGTAGTATTGAGAAATGCTCTGCAATTCTGCGAAGGTAGGCTCTGTAATATTCTCAGACTTTCTTTTTACTACCCCTTTATTCACAAACTTGTACTGCATAGCCATAGGCAATTCACCTAGGACATAGTTGAAAAGCGTATCTGTTAGGTAGGAATCTAGAAAAGTCTTATAGACTGCATTACCTCCTTGACCTATAGTACCATTTGAAATGAGTAGAAGGATCTTGTCATAAAGCGCAGTCCCACAGATAGGATGAATGTACCTATCCTGAGTCATCTTAATCACCTGAGTGACGTTCTTCAGGTCAATATTTGCCGAGGCTACCGTGAAATCCTTGAAGGATTGCTCCGATATCATTAAAACATTTGCGCTCATTATGATGTTTTTTCTACTACTACATTACGTTTCCACTCATGACGGCAGAATGGAGTTCTTCTGCCCGTGTTTGGATTGGTGTACCATCCTCCACAAAGTTGAAAAACGCTATAGCCTAACTGATTGGATATGTTTTGAATCTCTTCTCTGGTAAAGAATAACCCGCTTCCATAAAGCCTTTCACACAAAGGACGTGATCCGCTCTTTGCTGCAGGTACGTTTGGTCTTTCCTCATAAGAATAAAGCACCTTGAATGAAGTCACAGGCTGAAGTCTCTTGATAGCCGCCTCTCCTGTACGGGTTACCGATCTAGTGATCAAGCCTTCACGGCTAATCTTCTCTACTAGCACCTGGTCATCTATCAAGGTGTTGATTCTTGAGATTACAGAAGCCTCATCTATGCCTACAGCCTTTGCTATTTGTGGGATAGTTACGGCATCATTTCTTTGAATCTGAGTAATGATCTTTTTCTGCACCTCATTCAATTGGTACTCGGCAAATAAATCCTGCTTAATGAAGTCTTCCATACTTGAGAAGTGCATCTTTGAAGATTCAATTACCTTGAATTTATCCTTAGACACCCCTTTGCCTTCAAACTTTTTAAGGATGTCTGCATCGTGTTCTGAGATACTGCACTCAAGGTGAAGGTGATCAGAGAAAGCAGCAGCAGGTTCTGTAGCAATTTGTTCTGGAGTAGTAATATCAGTCCTTACAGGTAGACCAATTAATTGACGCAATTCATTTACATCCATAGACTCCACTACCTTGGTAGCAATCAATGGAGAAAGGCTGTTCAATGAGTTGATAATGTCCTGTGATCCTTGGCTTTCTTTCTTCTCGATTGGAGCAAGTCCCAACTTCTCACGGATTTCATCCTGAGTCATGTTAGTAGAAATAATCTGCTCACTAAATTGGAAAGAAATAGGCTCAGTTTTCTTTATCTCAAGTTCTGCTACGATATCATTAAAACATTTGCGCTCATTATGATGTTTTTTCTACTACTACATTACGTTT